ACTCCAGGCGCTATAGCAGCGACGTTTGATCTGTCGTTTACTGCATCTGATGGCGTTAATATTGATACATCGACTAGTTCGTTTACGTTGACATTTTTCCAATACATTACTCCAACATTTACGTTAAATAATCCTAATCCCGTCGGCACAAGCGCTGTTGACCAATTTGCTCGATACCTTGCAGTGTCTGGGGATTATGCAGTTGTGGCTGCTGTAGGAGAAGATGATGCAAATGGTGGTTCCGGTAAAGCATATATCTACAACGTAACCACTGGTGCTCTAGTACGTACATTAAATAATCCTAATATTTTTGGTACAAGTGCTAATGATAACTTTGGAACCGCAGTTGCAATAGATGGCAACTACGCTGCTGTGAGTGCTCCAGACGAAGATGTTTCTGGTTCGCTTGGTTCGGGTAGAGTATATCTCTTCGATATAACTACTGGTGCGCAAACCAGAAGGTTCGATAACCCTAATGCTTATGGTACACCGGCCGGCGATAGATTTGGCACTTCACTTGGGATATCGGGCGACTATGTAATCGTTGGTGCTTTTGCAGAAGATGATGCTGGTGGAACTAATTCAGGTAAAGCATATATCTACAGCATCAGCACTGGCGGCCAAGTTCACCAACTAAATAATCCTAATGTTTTTGGTACAAGTGCTAATGATAACTTTGGAACCGCAGTTGCAATAGATGGCAACTACGCTGTTGCGAGTGCTCCAAACGAAGATGTTTCTGGTTCGACTGGTGATGGTAGAGTATATATCTACAACGTAACCACTGGTGCTCTAGTACACACACTAGATAATCCAAATGCTTATGGTACTGCCACTGGTGACTTGTTTGGCCACGCAGTTTCTATATCGGGTAACTATGCTATCGCTAGTGCTCGAATGGAAGATGATGCTAGTGGGACAGAATCGGGTAAGGCTTATATCTTTAACGTAACCACTGGTGCTCTAGTACACACACTAGATAATCCTAATGTGTATGATGCAACTGGTGGTGCCGAGTACTTCGGCACCACAGTTGGGATATCAGGTAACTATGCTATCGTCGGTGCGATGCGAGAAGACGATGCCGGTGGTACTGGTGGTAATCAATCAGGTAAAGCATATATCTTCAACGTGAATACTGGTATGCTACTTTATGTAATGAATAATCCTAATGCTTTTGGTACAGCTGATGATGATCAATTCGGGACTGCAACTGCGATATCGGGTAATAACGTACTTGTCGGTGCTTATGACGAGGATGATGCTAGTGGCTCTATGTCGGGTAAAGCATATATCTTCCAAATTACTTAAAAGAAAGAATAAATAATGGCATTCCCATCATCACCACTAAACGACGACCTTCATACAGAGTTCGGTCGTTCGTATCAGTATGTCGCAGACAATAAATCTTGGCGAGCAGCAGTAACCCTTGCACCAGAAATTAATATATCTACTGTAACAGCATTCGAGACTGCTACGGATCTACCACTGATCAATAATAATCCTGGAGACACCACGTTCGTAGCAGAAGATAATTCATTTAGACTATGGACTGGTAGCGGCTGGTTTGAAATTGCATTGGTTAACACTGCACCAACTATCACTACTGGTGCTAATGCGACATATGAATTGAATTCTAATCGTAGCCCAACAATAATCACATTAGCAGCGAATGATCCTGAAGGAAGTCCTATCATATGGGGATATCAGGTTACTAGCGGGTCGTTGGCAGGCACGACAGTTACCAATAATAATAATGGAGTGTTTAGTATTAATCCAGGCACTATAGCAGCGACATTTGGTCTGACATTTACTGCATCTGACGGTATTAATATTGACACATCGGCGAGTTCGTTTACATTGGTGTTTATCACACATCCTGCTCCAACATTTACGTTAAATAATCCTAATAATTATAGTACAAGTGCTGGTGACCAATTTGGTACGGTGGTTGCAATTTCGGGTAATTATGCAGTTGTGACTGCTGTAGGGGAAGATCTGATTGGTGGTAGTGGTGGAACAGAAGCGGGTATCGCTTATATATTCAATGTAAACACCGGCGCATTATTCCGCACAATAACTAATCCTGGTCAGTATAGTCCGGCCACTGATGATAATTTTGGACTCGCAGCTTCAATATCTGGCAACTACGTTCTTATAAGTGCCCCGGACGAAGATAAATCTGGCGCGAGCAACATAGGATTCGCATTTCTCTACAATATAGCTACTGGTGCTTATTTGCGAAGGTACGATAACCCCAATCCTTTTTATGGACACCAAAATGATCGGTACGGTAACTCGGTTGCGATATCAGGCGACTATGTAGCCGTCGGCACTAAAGCAGAAGGACAAGCGTATATTTCTGGACAAAGCGGAAACGCCGACGCAAACAGGAATTCAGGTAAAGTATATGTCTATAGTATCAGCGCAAACGGAAGTCCAACTGGAACGGGTAATTATCTTCAACTAGATAATCCAAATGCTTATAATTACCCCATTGCTGATTTTTTTGGCGAATCAGTTGCGCTGTCAGGCACCAAGTTACTCGTCGGTGCTCCCGGAGAAGATGCTGCTGGTGCGCTTAATACAGGTAAAGCATATATCTTCGATGTTACCACTGGTGCATTGTTACGCACAATAAGCAATCCAAATGCTTATGGTACGGGTGCTAATGATGCCTTTGGATTCGTAGTTGCGATGTCGAGCAGCTATGCTATGGTCGGTGTTAAAAATGAAGATGATTCTGGTGGTACTGATTCAGGTAAAGTGTATCTCTTTTACGCGTCCACTGGCGGATTATTCCGCACATTTAGTAACCCTAATATATACGGTACAAGTGCTAATGATAGATTCGGCGAATCAGTTGCAGTAGATGGCAACTATGCAGTCATCGGTGCTCCTGGAGAAGATGGTGTTGGGGCGAATGGTTCAGGTAAAGTATATATCTTTAATATATCCACTAATTTGTTAATTCAGGTATTGGATAATCCTAATGCTTATGGTACAGGTACTGATGATAATTTTGGGACTACAGTTGGGATATCGGGTAATAAGGTAATTGTCGGTGCTTATGGAGAAGATGATGCTGGTGGAGCTTTATCAGGCAAATCCTATATCTACCACCTTGTTTAATTTTAGAAAGAAAATATTATGGCATTAGACGCAAACATTAATCTATTAAGTCCTACTGGATTTAAAATGATATTCACCAAACCTGAATTAAAGGGTTTGGAATTTTATCTACAATCTGTGGACTTACCTACTGTATCAGTTGGAGAAGCCAACTTATCAACCAAGAAATTAAATATTATGCTTGGTGGAGATAAGTTGCAGTTCGATCCATTCACGGCAAGTATATTATCCGATGAGAAGATGGATAACTTCGCTGCTATTTACAAGTGGTTAGTCGACACAGTTAATACAGATAACCCCTACGACTTGGTATGTGACGTATCGTTGATCATTCTCAACAGTTCTAATAATGCAAGTAGAACAGTCAATTTTAAAAACTGTTATCCGAACAGTATGTCCGGCATCGCATTTGACGTTGGCCAGACAGAGGTTCAATACGCATCATTCACAGTAACCTTCCGCTACGACTACTATGAAGTGTCTCCGGAGTTTGATACTACTAAGTTCCAGAAGATACCCGTAAGTTTACCTATTGTATAAATTCACTATATACTGTATAATATGATTATTTGATTTGGAGTTTGATGATGATTAACCTTGAAGAAATTCTTGAGATGTGGAAAAAGGACTCGATACTCGACCCGTTTGATCTGGGTGAGGGGTCTATTGCTACAGCACGTATACATGCAAAGTATCTTGAACTGCTGTCGGTGACTAAATTACAGATGAAACGTAAAGAGATGCTGCAGAAGATTCTACTTAAAGATAAGTGGATGTACTTCACGGGCATGATGACTAAGGAAGAGATGGATGAACGTAACTGGGATTACGATCCATTCAGAGGTGGTAGAAAACCACTAAAGAGTGATTTGGGATACTTCTATGAAGCAGACGCAGATCTGCAGAAGTCCCAAGCTACTATTGACTATATAAAGTCAGTGATCGAAACACTTGAATCGATCATGACACATATTACATGGCGACATCAGACCATTGGCAATGCCATTAAGTGGAGGCAGCTAGAGTCTGGTTCATAAAGGATATTATGGAACATAGTGAAGTCATCAGAGTTAAGAAGAAGAATGAAGTATACATGCAAGTTTTCTGCGAGGCAGGCACTGGGCGCGAGCTTTCGGACTTCTTTACGTTTTTTATACCAGGCTATAAATTTATGCCTGCGTTCCGAAACAAGGTTTGGGACGGTAAGATCCGGATGTATAATCAACTCACCAAAGAACTCTATGTTGGTTTACTACCATACATTAAAGAGTTTGCAGATGTGCGTGAACTTGATATCGTATATGATAATGACGATCACTATGGTATGCCTGAAGTTACCGAGGAAGTTAGCGACGACTTCCTTGCACAGTTCATCGAATCACTAAACCTCCACTCCAAAGACAAGCGTATTGCTCCACGTGATTATCAGATCACAGCGGTTAAGCACGCATTGCAGAAAAATCGGGCGCTTCTATTATCTCCCACCGCATCGGGTAAGTCGTTGATCATTTACTTGTTGGTGCGACTATACCTAGATACTGATCCTAAACAAAAAGTACTTATCATTGTACCGACCACGTCGTTGGTTGAGCAG